CGCCGAATAATCTCCCGCTATCCAATGGGAACCAAATCTCTCTAACAAAGTATAAAAAGTTGTTGAATTTCTTTTGTTATCAAGATTTATTCCTACCGACACATTCTTATCCATGTGATTTTCCGATACATGTATCAAAAAAGCACCAAAATACATTCTCACACATATGTTATGATCAAACATCCCTGTGGAGAATATTCGCGTCTTCTTCTCTTTCACCTTCTCAATTGGCCTCCGCTCATCCTTCATCGAATCTATCCACACCACTGGTGAGGCCATATTCTTCCTCGCTTTCGCTAATCTATCGTTCACAATTTCATATATGAAAGGGTCCACTTCACAATTTAACCCATCATATTTGATGTAACGAGTCTTTCCAACGCTCTCATCTCGCAACAAAAAACCCAATGATGTCGACGGATCCATTCTACTAAAAAATGGCATCCGACCATCTCCTTCTACTACGCCGTTAATCCCTTCATCTATAGACAAGATCGGTCTTGTCCCCGAGTAGGTAGATTCAAAGTTATTATAGTATTGTACCATTTCTTCAATAACTTTTTGGCGCAATAGGCTTGGGTATTCATACACATCCGGTCCCATTCCAGACTGTATCCCTTTATCCAATGCCTCATTGGAAAAATCGGGAGTCCCAGTCGTCAACTCATATGGGAGCTCATTATCCACATAAAAACCTTCCGTCGTCACCAATCTCGAGTTACGAGATATACTATTCGCAAAACGTCCACTAACACACACCGATCCAGCATACTTCCCCTCATAAGCAGAATTCTCCATCAAATCAAGAATTTTTATAGGGGTCTCTCCAGCCAACTGCTTCAACAACTTATCAATCGTTTCCTTACATATCAACTGTGGTACACTAATAGTAGCTCCCACAGATTTCGAGGCTGATCCAGCTATATGTATTCCGACAAAACGCATTGATCCCGACGTCTTATCCTTCAGAAAATAAGGTAATCCACACATTCCAGCATGTGATGACATCAAAACTCCTACTACATCAACTTCCGGATTACCTTGCACCTTTATTGGACCGGTATTGTTTGTCACTCCTTCTGCCAAATTATACCCCCCTGGCTTACCATTAGGTTGCATTCTCACAAGCACCTTATGATTTGGTATATACATGGTCTTAGGCATATACTTCGTCGTGTCTATAGACTGATTAGAAACACTTATTTCTAACAGCGCTACATCATGGATTGCCGAACAAGTAAATTTATCAACTGTTTTAATATTGTCCGCCTCTCCATGGATATACTTTACAATCATCGTTGTAACAGGATCTTTCGCTTTCGTTTCCAAGTACTTCGTCACGAAATGTTTTGGTACTAAAATTTTGTTTCCAATAACTCTTACACCATACATTTCGTAATAAGAATCGTTAGTTGATGTCCGTATATCTACAGAGCAAATCAAATTACTATTCTCAAACTTGTTCAAAATTCCACACAATACAGCATCATTCATTTGTCCATATGCTGCATTTCTATCCCTACAATTTCTGCAAGTAAAACCATGAGGGTGTTCAGAAGAACATCCAGGTAATTTACAAACAGAGTTGTAATGACACTCAACACACTCTATCATCGCTTTTGCCTCCACTAACGTTTCACATTCCATTATCTTCTCCCGAAAAACTTCATCAATTTCTTCTCGTGACTTCGCATGCCTAACATATTCATTTTTCTTTGCATACGCTCTTACTTGTTTCTTGGTCTCATGACTCTGCATACGTGCATTATCTCTTTCTTCACCCCAATGTCCACTACCATCAGCCTCAAATACATAGGAAACCTGTGTATTTATCAAAGAAAACAATGCTGCAAGGCCCTTCGACACAAACAAGTACAACACAAAAAGCACCATCATAATTCCGACAAAAGATGCACACATAACCATTATACCGTTTCTCATAATAGATAATGTTATGTTCTTAATGGAATTATACACATTCGCTCCCGCCTCGTAAACCGCACTTCCAGTCCTCGACATCACTTCACCGGGAATATCCAAAACACAGTTTATTATTGCTGCTGTTGTCGAAACTGCTATATTCCCTTGCTGCACAGCAAACTCATTCAAATCTTCCAGAATACACATCAAACGATACCTCACATTCATCAAGACGACACTCGGCAACCGCACACACACTCTCACAAATCTCGTCATAAAATTACACATGTTTGTTATAAGTCTATCAAAAAACAAATTCAAAGCAGCTACAAGATGCACTGCTCCTGTCAATAAGTATTTCGAATGATACAAACAAACCATTGCTGGAAACAGTATCAACCCAGACATACAACCAAACATGAGTAAAATTAACATCACAAAACCAATAAAACCAAGATACATGTAATCAAGTCTTCTCTCAACAGGTATATCCTCCAAACACGATGGACCTTGCCGCATAAAGTCCACTTCATCCAAATTGACTTCATCTTCTACATCTTCATCCTCTTCTTCAATATTAGACAACTCATCATCTTCCCATTCAATACCCGCAAATATCTCTTCAGTTGCCGGGTCAAACATACATGGGGGAACATACTCTCCTGGAAAAAACTCTTCCATAACACTCTCCACTTCAGCTTCCGACACACCATACTTCTTATCCATTTTGAATATGCGATCAATCGTCTGTTGCCTTCTTCTTCTTATCATTCCAGCTACAAGTGCAGCCAACTGTTTAAAATCCAAAGCCAATGTAGTCACTTTTCTACCGTCAAGACCACGTGTACTTACAAAGTACGACATCTCTTCGGTATTAAATTCTCCCTTATTATCACTAGTTCCTCTAGTAGCTAATATTGTTAAATTCAATCGCCTCAAAAAAGCAATAGGACTTGATATTAACTTATCGAGTTGCAAATTTTCAGGGTTCACATTTGACGTCATATAAATCACTTCAGAATTAAAAGTTGAAACACCTTTTCCACCAATGTCCGCCATATTCAAATTCATCTGCTCACTGTTCGCCATAGAGAAAAATTCTCCCAAAAACTCAGACTGATACTCCGGACTAGCAACTTGAAATGCATCATCAATATAATACACTTTTTGTTGATAGTATCCTTCATAGTACGAGCTAGTTTCTGGTTTTGAAAATGAATCTCTATCTGACACGTACTCTTCACCCAACGTCTTATACACTGCTGCCATCAAATTATCCTTAGTCATGGTTTTCCCCGTTCCGGGACTACCATACATAAATATAGTTACAGGCTCTATTCTCGGCAACTTATCGACCCGCTTCGAAATATACGTATCATAAAATCCAATTAGTCTTCTATGATAATCCTCTAACACCTTACTCACCACGAGAGTATCACCTGTCCTCTTCATTTGCGACATCTGTTGTCTTACTGTATGACTTGCATTATACAGATTGATTAAAGATGTAAAATCCTTCTTCACACACTTTTCCTGCAAAACACATGCTCCGTTCTTTCCAATCGAGAAAGCCTCTGTACAATCATCAACATGCTTCCTCATCAAACCAGGCATGTTGTACAAGTAGTCTTCATAATTAATATTACATCCGAAAAAGTAATATTTAAAATTTAGAACACACCAGTTCAACGTCCTCATCACAAAATCACTCAGCTCATCAATGCCCTTCAACGACATTCCCAATCGTCCAGCGGTGATAATTCCATTTATCAATTTACCGGTTCCTCCAAAAAGATAACTCAACACCGGTAACATTTTCACAGGTGTTCTAGGGCCTTCGTACACTACATCCACACCAATCATCTCTTCATCCTCAAAACACAAGTCTCCTCTGTTCTTCCACAAATTTGCTATACACATAGCGGCCTCACAAAGCTTCCTAGATGTAAAATTTGCCATAAACTGAATGGCAGTAGGAATCTTTATGGCCAAAACCACTCCCATCACCAACAATGTGCACGACAACATAAATTTTGTTACTTTTGCCTTATGAACATTCCATAACTCGGTAACATATCTATATTTCTGCATCAAATATTTCAAGGTTGAAGTCGACAA